AGATACAGGAACTATTTATTAATTACAACTATTAATTAAATTAATTTGTGTAAATATATTTGACACTCATTAAAAAATAGTTTTAAGATTGCATCAGTTTTAACGAAGGAGATTCACATGGAAGAAAAAAAATCCAATGGTCACAGTGACTACGACAAAGATTTTTTGTTTGTCGAATATTGTCAGTACACGCATCAAATGAATTCAAGATTAAGAATCTTAATTGATTTGCCTGAACTGCCATTTGATATTTTTTACCTAGAAAATCTTGACCTTTTAACTGTTTCATTTCAACAATTAATACAAGAAGGAGTAACACATGAGTAACCCATTTATCGTAGACAGCGAAGATAGCGTTTACATTTCACACAAAGCAGCAACAAAGAGCTGGTATAAAAACAAAGAAGAATTGGATGTTAATTATCTAATGATTGACACTGCAACGATGAAATTCGGTTGGGGTGCTTATTCACCTGAATCTGGATATTCGTATGTCTGGCAAAAAGATTTATTCACGCCAATGGACAGACCTAGTGATGACCATAAAAAAGCGTTTAGCGTTTGGGTCTTACCTAAATATGTCGATGGCGATAAGAATATTGAACATGCACCTTGTTTATGGCAAAGACATAGCTTTGGTGAATATTCTGGTTTTCAACAAATGGGTGCAAGTTTCTATGAAGAATCACAAAAGCCAGAGAACAAAGATAAATTACCAGTGGTTAAATGGATAGGGTCAGAAGCCTTATCGATTGGCATGGGTACAACTGCTATTCCTAAATTTGAACTGGCAGCTTTTAAAGAAAGACCTGATAATTTCATCATACCTTCGTGGTATGGCTCAGAAGAAGAAGAATCAACTCCTGTTGTTTCTCCCAAAGATACTTCTTCTTCTGATGTTGATACTAAGGAAACGCCAGTATCGTTCAATGACGAAATACCATTCTAAGCAGTGGCGTTGCAATGGGAGAAAATTGCACCACTAATTGCTGTAGATATTTTAGGACAACCAACTAAAAAAGATGCTACGCATTTAAGGTGGGGTAACAAGGGTTCTTTAGCTCTTGATTTAGAAAATGGTACTTTCTATGATTTTGAGGGGGGTGAAGGCTATGGTCTGATCGCCTTCCTTGAATCAAAGGGTTTAGATGTCGATGCGATCTTAGCACCTTATAAAGATGAGCCAATCAACACACACAATATTAGCCCAGTAACTATTAGTGAAGTGCAAATAAAGAAGCCTACTAAAACATTTTCTGATAAACAGATGTTTGATCTAAAAGAACAGTCAGAAATATTTGTTAGATATAGTGATTCTTTTTGTGTGATGCGATTTCCTGTAGATCATTATATTAAACAAAAGTACGCACCTTTTAGTAAACTTGGTGACTCTTGGTCAATGTGCAGACCTGAAGGGCAATTGCCTATTTATTGCACAAATAAAAATCCAGAAGGTTATGTTGTTATCAATGAAGGTGAAAAAGCATCTATAGGTTGTGAATCTATTGTGCAAGATAAAGCTGATGTTTGTTGTTGGCATGGTGGAGTCAATGCGATCAATAAACAAGACTGGTCACCTTTAACCAATCGCAAAGTTATTATCTTTCCAGATAATGATGAAGCTGGTAAAAAGGTTGCACAAGAGCTTAAAGAATTGCTTGAGCCAATGACGAAAGAATGTATTGTGGTCAAACCACCAAGAGCATTCAAAAGTAAAGATGATTTATATGATGCTAAAATCAATGATTTTTTTAAATCACCAGAAGAATTTATTGATTATTGTTTAAGCAATACAGTAAAAAAAAGAGTCAGTTTTGGCTTAGTACAGGTAAATGAAATTATTAGAGATATTAGACCTCCAGATTGGTTGATTAAAGATATTTGTGAGAGAGATTCAGTCATTTCTGTTTTTGGACAAGCTAAGTCTGGTAAATCATTTGTAACTGTTGATATGGCAGCGAATGTTGCTCTTGGTCGTGAATATTATGGACATGAAACTAAACAATCAGCAGTAGTTTACTTGGCAGGTGAAGGTCAGCGTGGCATCGCAAGAAGATTATCTGCATGGCAAACATTAAATGAACAAATGATTGCTGATGCACCTTTATTAATATCTACAAGGGGCGCTAGATTATTAGATGAAAAAGATCATCAATTACTAAAAGACACTGTTAATCAAGCTGAAGATCAACATGGTGAAGTGGGTTTAATTATTATTGATACTTTACAAAGAAACTTTGGACAAGGTAATGAAAATAGCACTGAAGATATGTCAGCATTTATAGAAAGAATAGACGATTTAAGGGACACTTATTCTGCTTGTATCTGTTTAGTTCATCACACAGGACATGGTACTGGTAATAGAGCTAGAGGGTCATCTGTTATACAAGCATCAGTAGACTGGGAATATAAAGTAGAACGATCTAATTTTGCTGATGATATGTATGTTAAGTTTAGTCAAACTTTAGTAAAAGATGGTATGCCAATGAAAGAAAAGAACTTTAAGTTTGTTGAGCAAAAATTACCTTTTGTTGATGATATGACATCTGGTGGTTTACAGCTCACAGATGAAAAAGATTTGCCTAAAGAAACTTCTATTAATGGCACAGACCAACGAATAATTGACCATATTAGAGCTATACAAACAGAATCATCTGACCCTGACAACACATGGTTAAAAAGTAGAGAAATAAAAAAATTTCTTACAGATATTCCAGATAGCACTGTTCAAGGTCATTTGATCAAATTAAAACAACACGATATTTTGCGACACGATGAGAAAAAAGGATATCAAACAAAAGATTTAGACAATGTGACTTTTTAAAATGACTAAAAAAAGAAAACAAGAAGAAATAGATGCAGAAAAGAAATGGCTAGAAATAGTTTTTGGTTTTGCATATAAAAAGAAAAAGAAAGATGAACAAAAAGACTAAAAACAAATTTGAATCTTCTATTAGGATGCAATATCAAGATGCCATTCTTTTTATAATCAAAGCTATTAATTATCACAATCAACAAGCTATGACAGATTTTAGCAATCACGAATTTCATCAAAAACAAGCGACAATACTAAAACTCTATTTAATTGACATAAAAGAGTTTATAACAGAGCAAGAAAACAATGAATAAAATGGTTTGTTTTTGGTTTGATTTTGGTTTGGTTTTTGTGCTTTTAGGGCAAAAAGTAAGGTTATTTGGTTTGGTTTTATATACATCTCTATGTATAAAACCAACCAACCAACCAAACCAACCAACTGAATAATATAATGAATGAATCTATAGAGAATAGTATAAAGAAAGTTAATATCGCTAGAACCCTTATAAAGACTAAGTTTGCTGTCGATAAACCAGAACAATTAGTTAATATTGAGTTCCAAAAAAGGTTTTATAAAGCTAAAACCAAGTACAACCATTCTCAAACCTTTGGCTCAAACGCTGATGTTATAAAGGATGCAGCGATGATGCTCAGAGCTTATGATGCTTTGGAACAAGAATTAGCAAGAGAAGGTATAATTGCACTACCTGCTGAAACATGGTTTGTTGAACGAAAAGATATAGAGCAGAATGTTTTAATCTGTCGAACAGAAGAACAGAAATTAAATGCACTCGAACAACACAAAGAACGATATGTTATATTTTCAGCAGAGGAATTAGTGAACATGATTCACATTGATGTATACAATATAAAATCTAAACTTACTGAAAATGGAATGATGCCAAAGATAACTAATCTAAAAGATAAGGATGCCGAATAGAAAATGTATAACCTGTCATAGAGATTTATCTATTGATCACTATGAAACTAAAGCCAATAAGAAAGGTACATTTACCAGAAGGGTGTGTAGATCATGCACACAATCACAAAGGGAAGCATCAAAGAGTTCTAATCCAGAAGCATATTTAAAGAATCTATTTGGTCAACTTAAATCTAGTCGTAAAGATTCTGGCATTGAATGGAGTATAGATATTGAATACATACACAACATCTGGCACAAACAAGAAGGCAGATGTGCCTTATCTGGTATGCACATGACATGGCAGAAAGGTAATGGTTCAGTACATTATTCAGCATCAATAGATCGTAAGAACAATGATTTAGGATATGTTGTGGGCAATATTCAGTTAGTATGTTCTATGGTAAATAGAATGAAGCACACATTAAATGATTCTGAATTGTACTGGTGGGCAAAAAACATTGTTGATTATAGAGAAAAGAATTTATAATGTACTCGGTGGCGATTGTTATACTCTCCTTCTCTCCTGATTAAAATTATCGCCACCACCTAATTATGACAGTAAAGATAGACATACAATCAAACATTAAAGAAGTACAAAAGAAGTTGAATATGTTTCAAAAGAAACATTTACCTGTAGCTACTGCTAATGCTATTAATGAAGTAGGAGTTAAAGCTGTTAATGCACAAAGAAGTCAATTTGCAAAAAAATTACACATGCCAGTGTTAAAAACTTTAAAAAGCGTTATGTTGTTTAAGGCTAAGAAGAATGATTTAAGTGCTTTAGTTTTTATTAAAGATATGGCTAAGTTTGGCAAATCACCTGCTGAATATTTAAAACCAATGTTAGAAGGTGGCTTTAAGTTTCCAGATAAAGAATATGTTAGTTCTCCCACTAAACATACTATAGTCAATAGACATGGTAATGTGACTGCTGGTACAAGAAGAAAGTATTTCAACAATGACAATAAATATTTTGTTGGAGTTCCTAAAGGATTTGACAATGCTAAATATGGTGTATGGGAAAGATATGGTAGACAAGCTAAAGGAGATAGTGGGGGTTTCAAAATTAGAAAGGTTTTAAACCTAAGTAAGATGCAGAAGTTTGCTAAAAGATTTGATTTTTTCAAAACAATTAATGGTGTCGTTAGCAAGAATATAGACAAGATACTTGATAAACATATAGAAAAAATTAAAAGACAATAGAATGCATAGGTTCTTCTGTAGTGTATTATATGGGTTCATGTGTCG